AATCACTTTAGCGGTATTTTCGGTCGCTGTTTTGTCTAAAATTGTCATTGTTGGGATGACTTCTTGCGCTTTTTGCGCTGTTGCTGCGTTTGTTCTCATTGCTTTAAAAATTTAATTGTTTAAATTATATTGTTAATTTTGCGAGGTTGAAAACCCTCTTTCTCCCTTTCGCTCTGCTAAATTACAAAAAATAAAGCACATGCACAATACTAAATGCCTGTATATCAACACTATAAACTTACAAAATCAACATTCCACAATTAAAAAACAAAGGTTGCACCCTCTTTTTATTCCCCTGCTCACAAAAAAAACTTTTAATTCTTTCAAATCAATTTTGAAAAATCGCTTTACCTATCGAATCCAATTAAGCCAAAAAATCGGCAAAAGTGAAATAAGGTTAAAGTTTTAGGCAATTTTCAGAGAATTTGAAAATAATTTCGGTTAACTTCCTTTTTATCAAGTGGTTAAACTCAAAAAGTGCGTTTTTGAAAAAATAAATATTTGGAAAGCACTTACAACGTACAACAGCATTTTAAAACAATGTTATTCAATAACTTACAGTCATTATTTTGTTGTAACCTTGTTTTGGTTGTAAGTGGTTGTAACTTGCTTTGTTTAGCTTATAAACAAAGGTTACAACGCTTAAACATCTGATTTATAAAAATATAACTGGTCGTGTTGTAGGGTTGTAAGGTTGTAAGCAGAAAAACATTTTTTTACTCTTTGATATTTCTCTTTCTTTATACCTATACTATTATAGATAAATGATTAAAAAAGAGAAAGATAACATAGATATTACATGAAATTCCAAACGATTTCCAGCATTTTTCCGCTCGTTCACATATTAAATTTCTGATTCTTAGGAGAATACGTTTTCAGAGGGCTTTATTTTAGCCCGATAACTGTCAACAGACCCCGCCCCGCACTGCCTGACGTAATGTGATTACATCGCCTTGTTTCGCCTTATATGTAATGCAAATAGACTGACAGGAGGGCAAAAACAGAAAAAAACGGGCGGTAAAAATGCCATTACATTACAAAATTCTGAGGAACGAGAATTTTGTAAGTAATGACCGATTATTTTCTCAAAAAAATAGCAGATAGTGTAATACTATCTACTATTCAATAACTTAGATTCGAAATTGTGTAATTACACAAACGAATTGACCATGCTGCCACTGTACCCAATTTCCGATTGAAAGTTATTCATGCCTACCCACAAAGTATCAAATGCATCAGTACCATCAGTCCGGGTCTCTAGGCGATCTTCTTCGCTCTCACTAAGTTTCTCCCCACGTTTGTCTTTCTTGAATCCGTTAGGGCCTTGATAGATGCCACATTGCTCCATTGCCAATAGCAATGCTTCATTATTATTTCGGTTAAACATAGGAAACAACCCTTGTTGTCCTTTGAGTGCCATATTGATAAGATTGTGCTTTTCAATGTGTCGAACCGGGTTTCCAATGTGAACGCCTTTTACCGTCCATTTATTAGCCTTGAATGTTTTGATAACCACTGATGCAAAGTCATCGGAGTTTACGGCGTAATTGCTGCCCAATGCCGTGTTGTCATAGTAGTAAATCACTTCTTTGCGTTGTGTATGGCGATAGTAATGGCAAAAGTCATTGACCAGCTCCACCAACTTCCGGTCGTACTTGACATAGAACGAACGCAATACCCTCATCTTAATGCCTGAGCGTTGTCCTGCCACTATCCAATTGATATTGGCATTGTAGTCCATGGCAATACATATCGGTGCATTACGATTCAGGTCGTCATCTTGCAGGCACGATAGTTCTTTTGTCTTGTCGAAGTTATATGCCAGAGATTCGAGGTAACTATTATCAAAAGCATTGTAGTAATGAATAGACTCTTTTAAATTGTTGTAAAATCCATCCTTGAGTAATCCTACCTTTTTACACAGAATAGAAGTCTGGAACACCAACGGTGGCAAATCCCGTTTCATTTGCTTGATATAAGCCTCACCCAATACTTGAAGGTTGTCGATAGAACTGAACACATTGTAATCAACGGCTATACTTTGTAACTCAGCAAGATTCTTACACAGCATTTTGTAATCGGAAATAATGTAGGATTTGGGTTGTGCACCTTTGGCTTTAAATTCCTTTAGTTTTTCTTCCAATCTCCATTTTTCATGGATAATTCCGTGAATAGTTTCAATCAACTCCGTATCACATTTCTCCTCGTAGCTCAAAAACCAACTGCCTTTTTTGGTGGTTGGCATATCCGATACGATTAATTGACCATGATGGTACGGTAAATGTCCAAAATGACCCCTAAAACCGCCATTGGCCGGAAAGGTTTCTGACTTTAACTGGTCGAAGTTCAACAGCTTTGCTTCGTCCATAATGAGGTAGTCCAATGTGAGCGAATTGGACGTTCCGATACCGTCTTGCGAAATGATATATTGAATACTTCCATTGTACCAGGCAATAACATGATCATAGTTTTCGGGCTTAATAATCGGTTCATCAAAATTAGCCGATTTGGGCGGTTTTCTGCCCACAAAGAAGTGCGTGTTACGCTTGTATCCAAAACTCTCTAACGCTGCCAGTGTGCCCGGCACAGTTCGTGTGAGTCCCTGTTGGAACGTACTACATACAAATGCACCTGAAGAGCGTGGCATACGCTGAATATTGCGAAGTAAAAAAGGGGCAACAATGCCGTGTGACTTTCCCAATCTTCGTCCACCAACTACCACCGTTGTTTTGGCTGCCGTAAACATAACCCGCTGCTGTGGCGCATTGAAATATATTTTCTTGGTTGCTCTTTCGTTATTGGTTCTATGCCTGTGATTTCTATCCTTTTCGGTCATAACGTTCTAATTGTTCCATATCAATAGATTCGTAGGTTACATCTTCAATATCGGCTGCATATTTCTTTTTCAACTCTGCAATTTTCTGTTTGATATTTGGAATGGGTTTTATACCCAACACCGTGGGGTCTTCGGTTGGTACGAATAGTTGAGGAACAATATCTTCCCACGGAATGGCGGTCAGTTCTTCTTTGTCCAACTGATTGAATTTGGCATAGGTATTGGCCGCTTTTTGCATCGCATCGGCATCTTGTTTCAGTTCTGCTATTTCGTATGCACGGTTTACCATGGCATTGAATTTGAACCGGTGCCAATCTTTCGTTGCTTTGTTTATCTCTCCCAATATTTCTTGTATCAGCCGGATATCCTCATACGCTTGCGATTTCTCTACGGCAAAATTGGCTGTTATATGATCCAGAATTTCCTTCGGTTTCTTGTTTGGGTAATCGTTCCAAAGTGTGTAACCCGACCGAAGGCGTTTTATCCGTTCGCGAAATTGTACCGGCAGCTGTGTGAGTTGCTCCACATTGTCATACAAGTGTTGCACGCAGACATCAAAAGTCTCTTTCCTAGCCATTTTCGCTCATCTTTTGGTCAATAATGTATTTCTGTATCAGCTCTACTGCTAAGGGCGAACCTAACTTTGCCATTTCAATCTCTTGCTTTCGCAATTCCAATATGGTTTCAATTTGCCCTTTCCTGAAAGCCATAGAAACCGCTGTGTTTTTGTTGCTAATATCCTCCCGGAAACTATCTTCATTTACGCCCATCAGTACCGAAATATCACTCACATTCATCAGTAATCCGGCGTATTCCTGTACCTTTTCCAATTGGCTGCTGTTATATTCCATATTTTGCCGATTGGGTTTTTATGCGTTCAATTTCTGTTTTGTAGGTTACAAAAACACTTGGGTCATTCATGACAATTCCATTTTCCTCCCTGTTTCCACGGGTAAAATTCTGACTGCTTACAATGGAGATATTGTGAAGTTCGTTTTCAATCAAAACCAATTTTGCATGAGTTTTGGCATAATACATTTCCGTAAAAACATTCCCTGCAAATCGCATAATTTTGTGTGTTTTCTGAATTGCCTTGAAATCCAGAATGACTGTGATATTTCGTATTAATCCTTTCTCTTTCAATTGCCACACTTTGCGAATAAATTCTTCAGAGATAGAAAATGTCAGGACTGTAATATTCGCTTTACCTGTTTGTTTTAGCGTCCATTCCAACAAATTATACAATTGAATGCCTGTACCCAAATAAGCCCCAAGGTAGTCAGGGCTTAGGGGTTTCAGTTGATTGTCAATGTTACTGGACATTCAAAGCGACATTCAAACCGTTTTTCTC